CGTGGTTCTAATTTATCGAAGATATATGGTTGATATGTATGGGGGTAAGTTTGTGACGCACTTAGAAGATTCTGCAAATAATGTTGTTAAGAGATTCCGGCCTGACTTGGTAAAAGAGATCAAGGATTTGCGGGCAAGAAACCGAGAACTGGAGGCTGAATTGTGAGCGCTGAACTTCTGAATATGGATTGCATGGAATACATGAAAGGGCTTGAGGATAACGCTTTTGAGCTTGCAATTGTGGACCCCCCTTACCGAGATGAGAACCAGCCGACCAAGGATATGAGAAATAACGGTTCTATGGAGAGCATTGTAGGCAGGCCGACCGCAGAGTATTGGACGGAATTATTAAGGGTTAGCAAAGAGCAAGTAATATGGGGCGCAAATAATTTTGAATTGCCTCAATGGAAGGGGTTTATCGTGTGGAAGAAAAAGACGATAAGTGAAAATTTTACTATGTCTATGTGTGAGGTTGCCTCTCTTTCTGAGGGGCTTGGCACAACTTCAAAGTGGATAGAGGTTGCCCCGCAGGATAAGTTTAGGTTTCATCCGAATCAGAAGCCCTTGCTTTTATATGATTTTATTCTCAAGCATTACGCCAAAGAAGGCGACCGAATCCTAGACACTCACTTAGGTTCAGGCTCTAGCGCCATAGCAGCACATTACGGGGGCTTTGACTTTGTGGGCATGGAATTAGACGAAGATTATTACAAAGCGGCCTGTAAACGCTTTGATTCAGAGACAGCTCAATTAGGGATGGCGATATGACCTGCACCTACTGCAACACAGAGCACGGAGATATGGACTGCGATATTGATGATCTGAAGGAAAACATTGATTCGCTGGCCGAGTTGATTCAAGACCAGACGCAGATTATATGCCACCAAGTTCAAGAATTGGAAAGCAGCGAGTCACAAACGACTCATTAGCAGATTGGGAGATAGCAATGCAGCATAACCATATTGATAAGTTGTTAGACATTTATCTAGACAGCCTAATATCTATCTCCAATGACGCAGGATGGGGCGGTGAGTCCATGATGGCTAAGATTATAGAGTTCGGCGCTGATATCCCTAGAGGCACTGGCAACGATCAGTCGAACATGACAATGATTATTGCGTTAGAGAATTTCCGCAAAGAGCATCACGACACCAGAAAGATCAGGGCAGTAGTTGGTGAATTGCTAAATGGCCCGTCTCACAAGGCCAAAACCAAAGCATTACTGTCGAGGCGCTATTATCACAGCATTAATGCAGATACCGGAAGGCTCTTTACAGACTTAGACCGAATGAGGCTTGTAGGGGGCTATGAGATTGAGATGGCTAACGATGAATCTAAGGCTATTAAGAGGTTTGGAGGGCGTGTGAGAGCTGCTTACGAGGTCTTGGAGCTAGAGCTTGATAAGTACGAAAGATACCAAGAAGCAACGCTGGTAATGGCCGGTTAAATAAATGGATTAAAGGTTGATTTCAAATCGGTTTCAGAGTATGGTTTATGTCTTACTGCAAGTAAACCTAATGGTCTTGCAAAAACCCAGTCAGCTTGGGTATGATCGCCAGTGGTTGCATACTGAAGCAAACAAGCCTCGATGTAGAAAGGCTTAGCGATAGGTCTAAGGTTGGAGGGATTTTGTTAGAGGCCGAACCGTATGGCTTTGAGCGCAATCTGCCAGCTTAAAAGTGTCAGAAAAGTAGTACCTTTTTGCTGACAAAATTAGACCAATCCCATCGGCTTAAAGTACAGTTTATGCTCAGCTAAAAGTAAACCAAATCACGACAAAACCTCGCTCTAGAAATGGATCGGGGTTTTTTTATGCCCACAGGAAAGCTAATGAATGTCATTGATGCTCTAGCTCAATTACCACCTACCACAATTCACCAAACAGCGATCAAGGTGGGTGGATTCGTGGGCGGTAGTACGTTCCTGTCTGGATTCATGGTCGACGCAACACTGTTATCGGCATCTGGGCAATTCATGGGCGGATTGGCGGCATTGGCTACGGTTATTTATTCGATATACAAGGGCTATAAGAAAAAGTGAGCAACCTAACTGAAGATCTGATGCGCCATGAAGGGTATCGGACTCATTTATATGAAGACACAGCAGGAATATTGACTATCGGTGTGGGCTACAACATCGAAGAGAAGGGATTGCCAGATTACATAATCAAACTGTTACTTAACGACTCAATTAAAGAGGCTCGGTCTGAGCTGGATCGGGTTAAGCCAGACTGGAAGCGCTATTCAAAGAGCAGGCAAGAAGTATTAGTCAACATGATGTTCAACCTTGGCGCGCCTAGATTGCTGAATTTTAAGCGATTCTGGAAAGCGCTGGAGTGTAATGACTTCAATACAGCTTCATTGGAAATGCTTAATTCTAAATGGTCTAAACAGGTCGGCAATAGATCAATTGAGCTGGCTAAAAGGATGGCGGCGGGATGATTCCTAAGTTTCTAGACCCATTAATCAGCGAGGCGGTGCCCCCTGACACATGGAGACTAGAGATTAGATTTGCTTATAGAACATTGGTAACCGGCAAACCTTTAATAATAACTGTCCCCAAAGGCTTCCAGAACGACCTAGCAAGCATACCTCGAGCATTAACATGGCTATTCCCTGTCAACGGTCGGCATAGATGGGCAGCGGTCATACACGATTGGCTCTACACGAATAAAGGCTTCCTTGGTGAGCGGATGATATTCACCAGATTGGAATGCGATCAGATATTCCTTGAAGGCATGAGGGTAATGGGCGTTCCTTGGTGGAAACGGCATTCAATGTATCGCGGCGTTAGAGCTGGCGGATGGGTAAGGTGGAATAAATGACTCCTAATTTCAAATACTTCATAACGATTACGATCTTCCTTGTTGCTTGCGCTGTTGCATTCCCTGGCTGCACTACCGTAAGCGTCCAACACCCTAACGGCCTAACTATCAAGGTTAAGAAGTTTCACCCAATGGGCGAAGAGCTAGAAATCGATGGCGTATTGGATAACGTGGGTACTTTGAAGATCAATAAGGCCACCAAGGACTCGCAAGAAACAGTGGACGCCATTATTGACGGCCTTATCTCGGCAGCACGCTAATGGATAACATCACCGAGATTAGAAAGCAGGCATTGGCAGCAGAGAAAAGCGGCGAATTCTTCACAGCCTTAAATGTATTGGTAGACGATTACATAGAAGAAGGCTTGGACTTAACCCAGATAATCACATGGCTGCAGGTTGTTAATTCATCTGTAGTGACACAGCTCTCATTAGCGGTGTACGAGACAGACGAAGAAGACTAACGATTCAGCCCAAAGACCTTACAGAAGATTAACTCCCTTGATGTAAGCGACTAGGCAACCCCCTCACTATAGGCAATCACTTTAAACGCTGGGTGCGAAGCATTGGTGCGGGGTTATTTATTAGGATAGAAGATGAGCAAGGGTTCATACAGAAGACAGTCACAGGTATCTGATGAGCGGCTCACGAACAATTGGGCTACAGCATTCAAGGTAATAGCGCAGGAAGACAGGAACACAGCCAAGACTACCAGTAGGCCGCAAACACCATTAGAGAAATTAAGAACAAAGCGTTATAATCAAGCCTCTGAAGCGACTTACCGCAAGAGGCTATAATGGCGTCATATAAAATATTTCATAGAAAGATTGTAGGAACCGCCGATGATGTTGTGGAAATGGTCAGGAAAACAACCAGCACCAAATACAAGAAGAAAGAGGTAATACTTAGGGAAACCACTTTTTGCATACTTCTTGAGTGTGGGCATAAAGAGGACTTTGCAGGAAAGCCTAACCCGCTCCCAGAAACCATAATTTGTAACACATGTAGGAACAAAGATTTATATGCAAAAGAAGCCAAGACGTTTGGGCGGATCAAGGACGAATAGGCTGACACCAAGGCGTTGCCATTCCCGATAGAAGGAAGGCATCTACAGAAAGATCAAAGACCCGCTAAGGCGGGTTTTTTTATGCCCAATATTTAGTATACGGGCAGCTATTGAGCAAGCACAACTCCATATATTACAAATAAATTCCTAGAAAATTCCTAGAAAAAATCTCAGAAAAAAAGACAGAAAAAATCACCAAATGAGCCAGCATAAATCTCTCTATAACACTAAGCGATGGAAGGATAGACGCAAGGCTCAGTTGTTTGAATTCCCTATGTGCAAGTTCTGCGAAGAGCTAGCCATTAACAAGGCGGCAAAGGTAGCTGATCACATAGTGCCCCATAGAGGCAATGAGGAGCTGTTCTACTACGGCTTACTACAATCCTTGTGTTGGACTTGCCACAGTGGAGCAAAGCAGCGACAGGAGAACACAGGCGTCTTAGTTGGCGGTAATGCCCAAGGCTTCCCATCTGACCCGAATCATATTTGGAACAAGTAGCGAGGGGAGGGGTGGTTCAGTCTCTAGGGATTGGCCGCCAAAAAAC